AACTTTTCTTGAACTTTCTATTATGTCAGGAGTACCAGAAAATAGTATAGGTAGTGAAAACTGGGGTAATCATTTACACGAAATAAAAATACCAGGTGATTATTTTTCGCATAGTCATGCAATAAATTTACCAAATCACGCTCACTCAGTACTGATCCCCTCACATTCGCATAGTTTTCAGATTCAAAATCACGTGCATCAAATAACATTAAATGATCACACCCATCAAATAGTACTAAATGATCATGTACACCAGATAGAGATTAAAGATCATATACATGAAATTCAATTGCCCGACCATATACACGATATTGCGCATGGTATTTATAAGCTATCAGAAAAACCAAATAAAGTATCAATTAAAGTTGATGGAAACATAGTGCCGGTTGATTCGATATCAGCTGAAAATATTAATCTTATTCCTTATCTTTCTAAAGACAGTGGAGGGAAAATAGAACGTAACAAGTGGCACGTTATCACTATCACACCCGATAAATTAGGAAGAGTAAATGCTAACATTATTTCACGTTTATATATTCAATCACGTATAGGGGGAACTTTTTAAAATGAAAAATTTAAGAGAGTGGTTAATTAAGAGATTGGTTGGAAATAAACCAATTATCATGAATGTTACTCTGGTTGTGGACGAACCAATTAAAGGATCAAGTACAGCAGGAATGTACGATAAGTGCAACATTAGTTACAGTGAAAAATTACAAAAGGAGATGGGTTTACATGAAAACAATTGAGGTGTATACAAATTCAGCTGAAAAATTGGTAGTGCAAACAGATGATTATAACCCAGTGTTACTTAATCAGCAATTGAACAATGGAGAGGTTACCACTGTTTTAATTGGTGATAACATTTTTGCTCGTTTTGATGTTAAAAGGGTGGTTGTCCCTATAGATTCCACAGATAATTCTTCAAAGAAAGTAAAGGTACTATTAAAAAATGGACAATCAGTTGAAATTCCTGTAGAAAAAGATTTTGATATTAAATTCTTAAATACACAATTAAACAGTTCTGCTGTAACCACAGTATTAATTGGTTTGAATATTTATCAAAAATTTGAGGTTTCGCAGGTTTCTCTAATTAAAGAAGAAGTTACAGAACCAGAGCAACCAACAGAACCAGTTACACCACCAACTGAAGAAACTAGCGAAGGTGGCACAACGGTTAGTCAAACAGTACCTACAGAGCAGTTATAAACTGGTCTTTTTTATTTTGTCTAAAAGGAGATGAGAAGATTGCCAGAGCACGAAAACCACGATGATTTCACAAAAGTAATCATTGGATTAACAAGGGTAGAAACAAAGATTGATGGGCTCGGTAATGTACGGGAACTTGCGATTGAAGCACAACAATCAGCCAAAAGTGCACATTTACGTGTAGACCGTTTAGATAGATTAGTTTTTTGGATGGGAACAACAGTAATCGGCTCACTTATTGCTGGAGCGATCGCATTGCTTTTTAAATTTGCAGGAAGGTAGGGATAATAATGAAAGACAAACTTAAAAATAGAGGATTATGGGTAGCTCTATTTGCTTTGTTAGGGATGGTACTAATGGATACTATCCCTCATTTTAATTTAGGTCGATATCAGGAATATGTAGATGTAATCCTGTTCATTTTAGCTGCTGCAGGTGTTATTTCTAATCCTACAAGTGGTAAATGGTTCCCTGATAAGAAAGACACACAAGACAATTAAAAACATTGTACGAGCCTAAGAGCGCCTTTAAATGAGGTCGCTCTTTTATTTTTCAAATAAAAAGAAAAGAGGTAATTAAATATGAGACACGTTGTAGATATTTCAAAATGGAATAGCGATATTAATTGGAGCATAGCTGCACCACAATTAGATTTAGCAATTTGTCGTGTTCAATACGGTTCAAATAAAGTAGATGAATGGTATCAACGTTATGTGAAAAAATTAGAAGAATATGGAGTACCTCATGCAGCTTATGCTTATGGGTGCTACGTTTCTATTAATGATGCAATTGCGGAAGCTGATGATTTTATGTCTCGTACAAGCCCAAATGCTAAATTCCTTGTTTTAGATGTAGAGGATGATACATTAGCAAGTTGTGGAGCTACTAATCTTGCTGCAGCATCGCAAGCATTTATTGATCGTTGTAAATCTCGTGGATGGAAAATTGGATTGTATGTAAGTCACCACATGTATAACAAATATGGTTTAAATGGGGTGAAAGCAGATTTCCTTTGGATTCCGCGTTATGGTGGAAATAAACCAGCATATCCATGTGATATTTGGCAGTATGCAGATGGCGAAACAGGTGGATGGTTAGATGGTATTGGTAAGGTTGATTTAAACAGTTTTGTAGGAGATAAAGGGCTTGATTGGTTTACAGGAGTAGAGGAAACAATTGCAACTAGTCAATATGATTCTAGTTGGTTTACAAAACAAGACGGTGTATTAAAGTTAAATACATCTATTAAACTTCGTACCGAACCATTCACTGATGCTCCTGTTATTGCTACACTGAATGCAGGCGATGAAGTAATGTATGATGCATTCGGTTATGAAAAAGATGGATATGTTTGGTTACGTCAAAAGCGCTCGGATGGTTATGGTTATATTGCAAGTGGTGAAACTAGTAATGGAAAACGAGTTAGTAGTTGGGGTTCATTTAAATAAAATAAAAAGTGCCGGCTCTTAATTGAGTCGGCTTTTTTATTTTAATCTAATAATTGTTTTGCTCTTTCATATACATCAATAACACTATGAACAGGTTCTTTTTCATTTTCAAAGTCTAATCTAACTTCTTCATATGATTCCAAGAGATCATAGTTGTTTTTTTGTTTATCTTTAAACGATTCTTTTACTTCTGATAAAATCTTTCTAATCTCATTTTTATAAAATTCCTCTGTTTGTTCCGTTTCAATCATCTTTATTACCCCCTTGGAAATAATAACCTATTAAATTCAAGTATACGATTACTTTTTAAAAAATTCAATTATACTGTATATAAATGTATACAATTTAAACGTTTTACGAACGAAAAAGAGCCAGGTTTTGTCAGTTTATTTATTATAAATCAGATATTCTTCTAACTTGTTTTTCCTTCTTCTTAAAATTCTTCTTATATTGTTTGAAGTCTTCTTTATCGACTCTGAATTTTTCTCCAGTAGCGACGTTCTTAACCAGGTATGTCGTTCGTTTGAATTCCCTTATGTAATAGATAATTAATCCAATTAAAAGTGATATACACATCGTTGCTGGGATAGCTAAAATACAAAGAACGATAATGAGAGCAGAAATTTTATCTGACTCATAAACTCTTTTTAACACTATACGTTTCCCATTTGCAGCTTGAGCTTGTTCTAATTGTTGCATACGTTGTAATGATGCGACAGTATCATAACTCATGATAAAACCTCTTTCTTTTTATTATAGTATACATTTATTTTCATGTTATAAAAAAGGTCTTCTCAATTGTGAGTAGACCCTTTTGTAAGTTAAAAATCCATTTCTTCTCTATCAGATTCGTCCATTCCGCCTTGAAATGTCTCTGCTTCCACAATAGTTCCTTCTGATAAAGTCGGTTCATCAATTTCTGGTTCTTTATATTCTTCTGTTTTTTCTTTTACAATAATAGAATTACCTTTCATCTGCTCTAAAGTAAGTTCGATTTTATCTAACTTTGTCATTAACAGACGAATAAGTTCTTGATCACGATTTTGATTTTGTACAATGTCAACAATGTATTCTGTTAAATTTCGTTTTTTCGATTTCGCATCGAGAATTTTATAAACATCATCGGGCATATTTTTGCAAATCAGCATCATTTTTTCACGTTTTTCCATCTGCAACACACCTTACGCTTCTACTTTTTTTGTTTCATCAATACTACGTATCTCTAATGCATTTAAGTTAATTGTACGGGCAGTTGGAGGGAAGACCTCATTATCTTCCGGTTCAATAATGTCATTTAAGAAGAAATGATTACTTTTCGCTGCTTCTCCAGACATATGTTGCAATAAGTTCTCTTTAATATATGGTTCTAAGATAGGAGCTTCTCCACCGAAATAAACGAATTTTAATACTTCATCGCTAGAAGCTGGAATAAATGCATTTAACACTTGAGTAACTAATGATTTTGCATATCCATTTAACATAGCTGTAATTTTATCTGTTAAATCGATTTCTTCTCCGGTATTCTCATTCTTCAATTTGTATGTCTTCTTGTTATAGTTTTTAACAATAAAGTTTTCAAAAGAACGTAAGCTACTAAATTGTTCTAGTAATTTTTCTACACGGAATTCTTCAATGTAACCTAAGTACGGTTTAATATCGATTACTTTGAAAGAATTACGACTTGTTGGATTTGTTAATCCTACACCAAGCTCTACTGCATCTGATGAACCTCCACCAATATCTACTAATACAACTTTTGAATTCTCAAATAGAGCTGCAGATTTACGCTTTTCAATTACAATTGTTTTTGCATTATCTTCTTTTTTAACCATTCTATATTTAATAGCATGACGAGCTATTTCTGATTCGATTCTACATTTTGCTTGTTTTACATGAATCTTCAATGTTCGTTCCATTCCTGGTGTATGTACTGTTACTTCATGTTCCTGCAAGAAACGGTCTGTCATTTTGTTTTGAGCAATACTGAATTTGGATTCACGTTTTAACAACCAGATTGGTAGCATCATGCTCATATATTCAATTTCAACCTCATTACTCTCACTGTTACCTTTAAGAGCGTGATAATAAGCTACTGCGCTTAAAAACGATACATAAGGGATAGGACTTTTAATTTTGTCATGCATACGTTTTACATGCACATTAGAAAGCGTTTGAGCTATTGCTGATTCCCCTACTAAGAAATACTGTTCTTCACCATCAATTGTTGTAGAAATAAGTATTTTCTTTAAAAGTTCTTTTGGATCAGTAATAGAATCTACAAAATGTGTTTCTGCTTCTTGTTTACTGATGGGTGCAACGTTTGTTGGTAATTCAAAATAGTACCCATTAACCGAGAAGTTATTTGTGCTATTACCAAAATCACCATTAAATCTTGAGATATTCATATTTTATTATCCTCCTTATGAATAAGTTGTGTTTAACCACTACTTGTAAATTCATTCTATCATAATTTCATAGAATTTCAATACAAAACATTCGGCAAACACCACTTAAACGCTACTAATCTAATAAAAATCTTATCGCAACCACTATTTAAACACTACTAATCTATGAAAAAGAAGTGGCAGCAGGACTATTTAAGCCAAAACTGCCACCACTTCTTTTTTTGAGTTGCTGCTATTTCTTGCATTATACGTTTTTGTTCTTGGATTTCACGTATTGTGCTTGTAAGCTGCTCATCTCGTTTTTCTAACTTTTCATCTACATACGATTTAAGCACGTTAAATTCTTCACAGAGCTTTTCATTTTCCTGTTGCAACTGTTTCATTTGTTGTTGTATTTGTTCCCACTCTACAGGAATTTGGGACGTCTGTGATGATATAACGTCTGTATCTTGTGTAATGTGTTTTGTAACTTCCGTAACACAATCAACTAAAGCCATACCAGACGTGGAATGTAACGTTTGTAGTTGTTTGAACAGTTGCAAGTCCTGTTCTGAATATCTAATCTTACCTTTAACCTTGGTGAACCGAACGTTATGCGCATAAAAAAGAGAGTTGTATTTTCTGATTGTTTCAGTTGAAATACCGAGTACCTTTGCTACATCGGTAGTGGAAAACATTCCTTTCTGCGAAGACACTATATGCACTGCAAACACCTCCCTATTAGAATTTCTAGTAATTAGGAGGATATTCCTTGTCTTCGTCAAAACTTTACAAAATGCAGCAAATGTTAACCAGATTCCCTAAATGTTGTGTGGTCTATTAAATATACTTTTATTACGGTATGTGAAATTTAAAGAATCTAATACCTTTGCTGTGACTAAAGTTATTTAAGCCACAGCATTTTCATAGATAAAAAGGTATCAGAAAACAAGCGTATATAACGCTATAATTTTTTAGTCACGTTTATATCTTTTTAATACTTCTTCTAATCTTTTACGTTCTTCCTCAAGATTAGCTTGATCATCTTGCTTAGATGCTTGTCCAGTTACTTGTTGTTTATCATTTTCTTTTAACCAATCGGGCGTTAATTCTTTACGTACAGTTTTTCTATTCTTTTTATTAGTAGATTTTTTATTAGTTTGATGATTTTTCTCATATTCAATTATATCTTCTAAACTTTGAACGTTAGCTACATTCCATTTTTCTAAAATACGTGTTATATACGCATAAGGATGTTTTGCCTCTGCTTCTGCACTACGTTTAATAGCTTCAATTACTAGAATGCTATTATATGTTCTTTCTAATAGTTGTAGTTTATTTAATAGATATGTAGATGCTTTTGAATTGATTTGTTCTAAATAAAATTTAACTGATGAAACTGTATTAGAGTTACTACTACTACTAATTGTATTTAAAGATGTATTTAAAGATGTATTTAGGGAGTCCTTTAGCTCAACTGTATCAATGGATTCAGCTTCTAAATTGGTTCGATTTTCGAACTGCTGTTGGTTCGATTTTCGAACTGCTGTTGGTTCGATTTTCGAACTGCTAGTATTAGTTCGATTTTCGAACTGTTCTTTTTTAACTGCTGTATCTTCATTTGCTTCTTTTAATTTTTTATTTACCTTTTGCCATTCAAAGTTCAATTCCCAAGGATAATCAGCAAATTCTTTAATGTTTAATCTGTATGCAAACTTCCCATTGATTTCTTTTCTTTGGATATAATTTTTTTCGAAACATTTTTTCAAAGCATTATTAACAGCTTCTCTTCCTAATGATGTAGCTGTTTGGATTTCAGTGTATGTAAATTTTAAGCTATTACCATGACGGTTCCAGCCGAAAGTGTGGCGAATCATGAAGCCAATGATTTTAACTTCTGCAATAGTAATACCTTTAGATAGTAATATTTCATCGTAAAATTCATTGGGTGTTTGTGTATGAGATGTTGGTGCGGTGAATCCTTCAAATAGTTTAGTAGTTTTAGACATAATAAAAAATCCTCTCTTTTCCACCCCAATCAAAAGTTGGTATAGGAAAACAGAGGATTTGTAGTTCACATTTTTAAAAGAGTATGCTATCATATAGGAAGCAATACGAATTTAATTATGTTACTTCAAACCTCTTGTCTTCCAATGGGGATTTTCAAATAGTTTCGTAGGCGACCAAACCACTAACTTTTGAAAATCTGGTGACTGGGGTTTTTTTATTTGTTTTTTTATATAAATTTTGTTTAGGTTTTAACATTTACAAGTTGTATATCTATTTCATCATAGCAGAGATTTATCGAAAAAAGAAGATAAAAAGAAAAGACACTCGTTTTGAGTGTCTTTTTTTTATCGTCCAAAATATGAACATTTGTATATTTATGTCGATGAATGTTGAAAAAAATGTAGAATAAAGTCTCATTTTGTCGAAAATTACACAAAATACCGAAAAAATACTATTTTTGTATAATAATGAAGATTTTACTACTAGTTTCCTTATTTTGTTGGTTGTAATATAGAGTCAGTTGTGATGCGGTAATCAGATGTGTTACAACATTACATATTTTCTTTGTTATATTCTAAGAACTCTGCATAACTAGCTAATTGTTTACAGAATTTTTCTCGTTGATTTTCATCTAAAGTTGCATATATCCTTTGCTGAATGTTAATGGTTTTGTTCAATTGATAGTCATCGGGAATATCTTTTCTATTTAACAGTACATCAACTGATACATTAAAAAAGGTGGCGATACGATCTAAAGCTTCTAAATCTGGCTCGAACCCATTTTCGTAATTCTTAATTTGTCCTCGTGACAAATTAAGATTGTTCGCTAGTTGTTCTTGAGTCAATGAATGCGAATTTCTAAGTTTTTTTAACATTTTACTGAATTCTCTCATACAGAAATTATAAGACTTATACTACAGTCATACTACGAATGGCTACTAAATAGATTATTTTCAAAAAAAATCTATTTAAATTCTATCTAAAAAAAGAACAAACGTTCTGTTTTGTGGTATAATATGGACATAAAAAAAACGATGATTGCTCCAACAATCACCGTTTACGGTATTACTTCTTTATCATCTGTAGAATTGGATCAATCATGTCGGAGAAAGATTTTAGCTGATCAGGAGATAGTTCTTTAATTTTATCTACTATTTCTTTTAATTCTGCTGCTCTCTCTTGATCAAGTGATTCTTTAACTTGATTTATTAAATCTTCACCTATGATTTCGCTCTTAGGAACATTAAATATATTAGCCATTTTTTCGATATTCCCCATAAGAGGCTCGTTTCTACCGATTTCCCAAGCTGAAATAGCTGAGTGTTTAATTCCTAATCTTTCAGCTAAATCTGTTTGAGACATTCTGCGTTCTTTCCTTAGTCTTTTAATGTTAGAACCAATAGTCATTTTTTATACCTCCCTACACCTTATTTTACACTTGAGGTGTAATTTTGTAAAGAGAAATTACATTTAAAACTAATAAAATAACATTGACATGTAACTTCAAGTGTAATAAACTTGAGTTCGAAAGGAGTTAATACGACATGAAACAACAGAAATTTACAATTAAGCAGGCTAGAAATATTTCGGGTTTAACACAACCGGAAATGGCTAAACGATTGGGAATGTCACTATCTTCTTATATTGAGTATGAAAATTATAAATTCGATTTTCGTATATCGAAAGCTGTAAAGTTTTCGCTCATAACAGGTGTATCATTTGATGATATTCTTTTTTTGAATGAAAATTACACTTCAAGTGCAATGTGAGGTAAATTTAACCATTTGTTTCATTGCACTTGAAATATAGTGCTTGGTGTGATAGTAAGCTTGAAATGTAGGTTGAAGGAGGGATTACAGTGGAAAAGCCAATGGTAGTAAATGAACGAATACATAAACCGTTAGTGTTTGAAACTAACGGTGAGATAGTGACAGATAGTTTAATGATTGCTGAGATGTTTGATAAAGACCATGATAAAGTCTTGCGAGATATTCGCACTCAAATTGATTATGCAGGGGCTGAATTTTCACTCGCCAATTTTGGTGAGTCAAATTATATAAATGAACGTCGTAGGAAATATCCTAAATACAATTTAACAGAACAAGCTTTTACATTAGTTGTTATGAGTTATAACACCAAAGAAGCCGTTCAAATGAAAATTAAGTTTATTCAAGAGTTTAAACGGATGAAAGATTATATCCAACACAAACCGAAAGCAATGAATGCTAAAGAAAGTATTCTAGCAAACATGAAAATGACCATTGAGTTGAATGAGGATGTTGTCGATTTAAAAAGAGATGTAGAACAAATTAAGAAGGATATAAACGAACGGATTACTTTAGATTACGGACAACAACGTGTAATAAGTAACGCAGTAAAAAAACGTGTTTACAGGTTATGGAATGAAAATAAGGTAGATAAAGAAATATATAACACTACAAGAAAAGTGTACTCAGCATTGTGGAAAAACTTGAAAGATGCGTATCAAGTGAATGCATATCCAAATATTCTTCAAAAGGATTTTACAGAAGCATTGAGCTTTATAGAAGGATGGAGACCATTATTTAACGGAAATAAAACAGCGTAGGAGGGAATAAACATGATTGATTTAAATTCATTTGCAGATGGAGAGTTAGTAGCACAATTTGATAGAGAATTTAAACGTGTTACAGAAAATATGGCTGACTTAAATACAGATCCAACTAAGGTCCGAAAAATCACAGTGACTTTAACTTTTAAAGGAGATAAAAAGCGTGATGTGTGGGCATGTGCAGTACAATCTAAATCCACTATTGTACCAGCTACAGAAGTTGAATCTAAAATTTTGCTAGATTACGACTCGGACGGAACTATTATTGGCCAAGAACTAGCTTCTGGTGTAAAAGGGCAAATGTTTATTGATACCGATGGTGATGTTTCTACAGATATAGGTGAAAAGATTCAAAAGCAATCAGAAGAAACCGTTCGAGAAGCCAATACGAATACAGTTGTTGATTTACAAAGAAAACATAACTAATAAAAAACTAATAATAAAGGGGATATAAATTATGTCTATGACTAAAGAAGCAATGGAATATGTAGTTGAATTAGGAAATGCAGAAACAAAAGAAATTGGAACACAAACATTTTCAACTCAACGTTTAAATCTTGTACAAGAACCAACAGCAAGTGAAATTGTTTTACGTAGTTTATCAGGGTTAGTAGAATACGTTAAATCAGAATTTGATAAATTAGAGCCGCTTATGATTCACGTAGAGAATCCAACTAAAGTTAGTTTGTTTACAACAATGAACGGTAATTTTAACAGAAGTGTATTAATTAGAGCAGAAGCTTCTATACCACATTTCCGATTCAGTAATTTTCATGATAGGGAAGAATTTAATATTAACTTACAATCTGGATTTGTTCCTAATTCAGATCGAGAAATTGTTTTAAAAGTGGTAGGAACTATTGCAGAAACATCGGTTAGAGAAATTGGTGATGATGGTGTATCACAGGCAGTAACAGCAAAAGTAAGTGTAGGAAACAGAGAAAACGTAAAAGTTCCAAATCCAGTTGAATTACGTCCATATAGAACATTTGTTGAAGTTGAGCAGCCGGAAAGCCAATTTATTTTCCGAATGAAAGAAGGAGCATATTGCGGTTTGTTTGAAGCTGATGGTGGAGCTTGGAAGCTAGAAGCAATGACAAAGGTTAAAGATTATTTAAAA